GACATCGTATTGGTTCGACCACTCTCTCGGATCGTATTGGACGTACTGCCCACGCATCCGCAGGATGACTGCCTTGTCCTGATACTTGCATAAGAGATGTAAGAGTCCTTTGAACAAGTCTTTTACGCCTGTTTCAGCAAAAACACGAGCGATAAGTTCGATCTTGCCCTGTGATGCTTGTGTGAGCGCAGCAATCGCCGCAGCAGTCACGTTCTGCAAGATGTTGGGGTCTAAACCCTGGGAAGCCTCTGTGAGACCCGTTCTCTTGGCTTGAACCTGGTCTAAGTATTCAAGAAGCGGAAAGGCTTGCTGGCCGACAGGAGGCGTTTGTATCGGGACTAGAGCGGCAGGATTCTTGAGCCTGACCACACCACCAGGCGTAACGCTTAAGAGGTCATCCAGGTTGACCTGACCTTCGACAGCACCCATGCGGGTATTGTTCTGAAGGTACATATTGTCCAGCATCTGCCTCGTTACAGTAGTCTTGATAAGCTGGAGATCGACTGTACGATCAGCAGGACAATCCCCAAAAAAGCGATGAGGTATCGGAATAGGGCAAATAGAGTAGAACGGAACGTAGTCGGTTTCTTCATTTGCAAGTATCTCGTTCCCAGAGAAGTAAACCTGCCTTAGCTCCGCAATCCCATCACCATCGTAATCAGTCTTTAGGTAGCACTCAAACACCTCAACCGTCTGCATCGACTTATCGAGACTAGGCTCCATAAAGGGCTGCTCGTCTCGGTTGTATCTTGCAATGTATTCCGCAGAGAACTCAAGGTCGTTGTATACCGGCAGGTTCATGATGATCTCGGCATCGAACCCCATAGCAATTAGGTCTGACCTCGTGATGAGCTTTCTGTGAGCGACAAATGGCGTGTCTCTCACGGTCTTGCCTGCCTTAGAGATCAGGAACTCCTCTGGAGGCACATTCTCGACCTTGACCCTGCCTGCCTTGGTCTTTCTCATCAGAGCCACGTTATGGACACGCATGACTTGCCCGTCCATCTCTTGCTCTATCGTCTCTTGACCTGCGATCTCCATCGTCCCATCAGACAAAAGCATCGCAAGTTCATCGTCGGTCAGGTTCGCGTATTGCTCCTTATTGACCGAAATAGAGTCATCCCAGTAAGCCTTGACGATCCCGACCTTTTGAAGGATCGCGTCCTTAAACCAATCGTGCATGATTGCAATACCTGGGTTTTGCTTCATCAGCACCCAGTTGCAGTATTCGGTTGCTTGTTTAGCTAATGGCTCATCGCCTGGGCCTACAGGCTCGAAAACACCGATCTGATCCGCAGAGGTAAAGAGACGCATAAGAGGCGGCAGCATCCCGTCTACAGCCTCTGCGACCTCACCCGTAACAATCTGAGACCTGCCCTCGACCTCGTTGCCGTACGGGTCCCTCATGTACGCGGTAAGCGCGTTCTTACGTTGCTCGACGGTCTCTGTCTCAAGGAAACCAATAGCGTTGTCGATCTCGCCTTGTAGGATTGCTTTTAGCCGACCATCATCCATTTAAACCACCCAAGATACGTTAGGTTTCAGAGGCTTGGACCAACTTGTTGTCTCATTCATCCCGACCGCTAAATACCGAAATGCGTCTGCTGCGTGAGATGCCCAATCGTGAAGAGGCTTGTCCCAGTAGACTTGACGCTTATCATCGTATTGTCTCCGATAATTGCGTAGCGCGTCCACACCGCGCTTAGTCTTAGGGTCGAACCAACAGTAAGGAATAAGCCTTCTCACGGCCTGTATCCCGTCATCTACGCCCATCCTTGGGACTATCGTGATGTTTAAGCCTGCCTCTTGTAGAAGTTCAAGCCTTGATCTGCCTGAGCCTAACTCTCTGACTTGTACGTCATGCGGAAGTAATTGCTCTGCAAGCTCGTAGTTGTTTGTCCTGAGCCAGTTCACATACCAATCCAAGCCTTGCCCGTGGTTCTCAACGAAGTCGATAAGCCTTGTTTCTAAGCCTACTCTCTGGCAGACCCAGATAGCAGTGGAGTCGCCTATCCCTAGATCCCATGCTGCGTAAGTCTTGGCTATGCCATCTACAGGGATGTCATGGAACCTTTCAGACGGTAGCTCATTGAGAAGCTGTCCGTAGTACGCACCTTCAATGGCTGAGTCAAAGGAACACTCAAACTCTTGTAGGTACTTGTCGTCTCCCATCTCTGATCGAGCAGCGTCGAGTTCAGATTGAGGGATAAGACCTGTCTCTGACGCTCTGAACTCAAGCATGGCCCAATCATTATGCTCTGCTGCATGGTCTCTTAAGGTCTTAAAGTGATTTGCGCCTTTTGGGGTTCCGAGGAAGAGAGCCCATCCCATCCTATCCGACAAGGCTGGACGAACCACCTCCGACCAGATACGCGGGTCTTGATCGCCAAATTCGTCGAATACAACGCCATCGAAATACTGTCCTCGCAGAGAGTCTGGGTTATCAGATCCTGCAAGCTGAATCCTTCTGCCCCAGAAATCAACCCTAAGCTCCGCAATATTGGCAGTGGCGTTAAGGGGCTGGGTAAATTTGAGGAGGTAATCCCAGATGACTCGCTTGGTCTGGGAATAGGTAGGCCCGATGAAAGCATATCTCGGAGCCTCCTTGTTGTTTTCTATCGCTGCTCGAATGAGATGGTTGATCGCAGATACCGACTTTCCACATCTTCTATGCGCGACAACAACAGCAAAACGCTTGTCTGATAGCGCATTGTGGATCTGAAGTTGCTGCTCCCTCGGCGCATAAGGGATGACTATTCGGGTTGCGCCCATGAGATCTGCATCGCAACTGGTTGACCGTCAGTTCCCGTTACCTCTGTTCGCGCTAATTTAGGTATGTGGTACTCGATTGCTCTTAAGTAGATGTCGCAAGCCTTCTCTGGGCTCTTCTGAGCCACTTCATCTAGCCACATTGCGAACCTCGGAGCGTTCATCTCAGCCATTTTTGCAATGGCTTCCCTCACCGCAGCAGTGCTTTTGTTAGGTACTCCCTTCTGCCTACCCATACCAGCAGCAGGAGGTACTCTCTTTTCACCATCACTCAATACTTTGTTGTCCATTCGTTGTTTGTTTGCAACAGATTACATACCTTCTTCATCTCTGCGACGAAGATACTCTAACACCGCAGGGCTTAGTAGACCTGCTCCAACTGTACCTATTCCGGCGAGCAAATTTGATTCGTCTTTTCTCATTGGATCGAACGCAGCAAACTTTGATCTGACTTGCTTTGATTCAAACGGAATGATGACTTGAGAAGGAGATCCACCTCCTTTTCCACTTATATCAAGAATACCGTCATAGCCTAGTTTTTTAAGCTCAGCAGTAACTTTGTCTGGGATTGATGTCCAAACATAAGAGTTTTTGCCTGATGCGACATCGCTTTCTAATTCGTTCACCCACTCTTTAGGAGTAAACCTAACATCTTTAGCCCATTCGTCGGGTCCGTATGGTTTCTTTACGGTCCTGTCTTTTTTGAAAGCCTCTTTCAGCGCAGGTATCACCGTAGACTGCAATACATCTGAATTTGACGTATCTAATGGGTTCTCAATCCTTGCCTTACCAACAAAAACGCCTTGTGCAGTTGTCCAAGGAGCGTTCTTTTGCGAAATACTTACAGGAAATCCTGCTGCTTTAAATACATCCGCAAGTTTTTCTTCATTCCCATACAGAGTGCCGGAGTCATGCCATATCTGGCGCAACGCGGTAATCGGGTTTCCTCTAGCTTCTTTGTTCAAGTAGTAATCAAAAGTCTGGTCGCTTACTACTGAGGCGTTTGCTCTTTCTGGATGGAAAACAATCTCACCCGTTGCTTCCTCTGGGTTCGCATAACCAACCTGCCTTGCTTTTTTGGTAATTTCAGCCCTTTGTTCAGCGGGAAGAAAGTAAAAAGCCTTTTCAACCGGAATATCCGCTTTTCCTTTTAAGCCAATGTCTTTTGCGCTAACCGTAAAGTAGTTGCTTACATCCCCTTCGTCCTGAGCAAGCCTTGAAGTATCTCTTTTGCTAATCGCGTAATTGGACGCCATTTGCGTATCTGGAGTCCCATACGGCATAGGACCAGAAGTCGCACGTTTTGGATCAAATGATTTTCCTTCAAGCAAGCGATCAAGTCTTTCTGTGCCGTGATAAAAGTCCCTGTACCCCATTGCTGCGGCTCTCATTTCTGGGGTATTTGTTGCCAAAAGACCTAAACCGCCCTGCTCTACAGGAAGAGCAGCATTTCTTTGCGCCGCCTCCATTGCTGTTTGTTGAGGAGTTGGCCTTAACCCCCTCTGCACCGCCATACTTGCACCAGGAATCATGCCCATCTTGCTAGCAGTTGCGGCAACCGCAAAAGGAGCCACAGACCCGTAAAGCTGACTAGCGACACTTGCTTGCTCGCCTAGTCTGTAAGCCTCAGACATCTTCTGAGCCTCTGGGTCCATCACCGAGTAAGTAGGTTGCCTACCCGTAAACCCTAGCAATCCCTGCGCAATAGGACTCGTCTGACCGTACCCTGGCAGCGAACTTACGCCCCTCGGTAGTTGCTCAGGCAACGGAGGGAGAAACTTCTCCTCGTCTAACAGTCCTTTTCTACGCTTCACTTCTTGTTCCTCGCCGAGATAGCCTTAGCCTTTGCTTTCGCATCAGCCTTACTACTTGCACCCCATGCCTTTAGGCTCAGGAGCAGTCTGGTAGGGCTTCCATCAGGTTTTCTCTCTGGCCCTGGCATGTTACCCATTCGCGCAAGAAAAGAGGCTCTACGCGGGTTATCGCCGCTTTTGACAGGAGCCTTCAGATCAGACCCAGGATTCTCACGCTCGTAAGACTTCCGGCCTTTCTCGTTGAGGCCACCTTTGGCGTTCTTGCCTTCCTTACGAGTCCAGGCGGCAGTCATTTCTTAGCCGTTTTAGCTGATTCTTTGAAAGCCTTAGCCGTTGGCGCACCAGGACTACCAGGCTTACGCATCTTCTCTGGAGTCTTTCCCGCAGCCTTTTGCTTAGCTATACGTTCACGCTTGGCGTGGATATTTGCGTAGAGTCCAAGTAATCCAGGTTTTTTCATGGCGAGCTTTCGTGTAAACTATAGCAACTAAAACTCATTGCTATCGTGTCATGGAAAACATTAAATGCATTAGTTGTGGCATATCATTTAAACCAAGACGGTCAACAACAAAAAGTTGCTCAAGGTCTTGTTCATCAAAGTATATAGGCATGTTGGTTGGTAATACTAGAAGTGAAAAACGTAAAAATGGAACAATGATAACTTGTCAAGTTTGTCTTGATAGGTTTTATGTTCCAAAGTACCGCATTGAACTTGCGAAGTTTTGCTCCCGTCGTTGTTTGGCGCTTGGGCATCCAGAAATATCAGAAAAAGCAAGAATGAACAGTCCATTGATGCGTCGAGCTGGA